TCAGTGTAATGTTGCCGTGTTCAAAGCGCCCTTGTAGAGCCCAGACAATACGGTCTATCTTGTTCTTGTTACCGTGCGTCAGTTCTTCTACACGGAAGAAACGACTGCGTTGTTTCATTAGGTCAGATAGTGGGGACATGACTGCTTGCTTAGCAATACCACGTTCTATACCCACTGCTGCGGGTTGGTACTTAGCAACAGCATTAAATATCTTCTCTGCTGTCTTGTCTAACGTCCAACGTCCGTAGATTATTTCTTTGACCCACCAGCCTTCACGCCCAACTTTAACAACTGAGATTGCAGTATTATCGAGTCGTTTGTTTTTCTTACCTGTTGACGAATTGTCAACAAATCCAGCAAGGTCGATTGCGATGTAGTAGTCACCGTCTTCTGGTTCTTCTTCATCAAACTGCACCCAGTCTTCTTTAAATATATCACTGCCTTGTGCAGCGAACGAAGCCATGAACTCCTGCTTAAACGCAAATGATGACATTGACTTCTTAGCCATGTCAATCTCTTCTGGGTCTAGTAGTTCATTATCATAAGACGTAAAGTGCCAAGACTTATACGTAGGGTCATCACCCATCTCACCGTACATGTACAAGTCATAGAAGTGGTTACGCCCCATTGGTGTTCCAATGAACAACGCTCCACCCTTTTGGTCAGCAAGTGCAGGACGTAGAATTTGTTCCCACACTTCTGGCTTCATGTCAGCGTATTCGTCCATGACAAGGTACTTCAAAGACACACCACGCATTGTCTCTGGTCTATCTGCACCCTTCAGTGAAATCGTAGCCCCATTAATCAACGTGATTTGTAGGTTGTTAATGTGAGCAGACTTAATGACTTCATGTCCCAACTCCATCAATGTTTGCCACATAATGTCACGTGCCTGACCTTGTGTCGGAGCTACATAAAAGACATGACCACGTTCAACTTGTAGTGCATTAAGGATAAGTTTCCATGCTGCAAGTCGAGACTTACCTGTTCGACGACCAGCAGCCACGATTTTAAATCGTGTAGGATCACTAAATACTTCCTGCTGCCAGTTAAGCAGCTTTACGTTTAATGCTGTCATTTAATAGTAGACTCAAAACCAGTCTTCATTAAGTCTTCGTACTCATCTGCAGGGACAACTTCACCTACAGCTTTACGTAGTAGTTCTTTAACTTTAGGATTTTTAAATGCAGAACGATTGCCTTTAACCTCTCCATTACGAACTTCATATACAAGATTGTATAATTCTTTCTTTTCTTCTTTTTTTAAATTTGATTTCCACTCAGGATAAGCAACATTTAATGCTTCTAATACAGGACGAACTGGATCACCAAATGATAGAAAATCAACATCTTCTCTATCTTCATCTTCTGTCAACACATTCCTAAGAATATCAAGACTGCGTGTAAACTGTTCCTCTTTATCGTAACCAACCTTATCTAAATAGTTTTGGTTAGTTGGCAGGGTATGCTGCATCTCGTGATAATCTACCGTCACTGACTCATCCGGAGCTTTCCAGTATTCTATACCATCAGCAAATGCCCTCATGCCACTGCCGCCTCCTAAATTTTTTAGGAATTTTTCTTCTGAAAATCCATACGGAACTTGCATCTTCATGGGCATGCTTTCTTGTATATAAGCATCTTGAGGAAGCACAGGATTTGATTCAGCTATTTTGTTTAACTGTTCAATACGAGCATTAGTGTTCTTGTCTTGAAAAATAGCAAATCCTTTAGGGAAGGTGTCAGCAATGCTTCGTACTTCTTGCTGGTATTTTTCTCTACTGCCTTCTTGATCGATTGTATCAGTATAGTGTTTAAAAGCCCTTTGCAGACGTTGACGCACAGTCTCTTCTGTATCAGGAGATATTTTATTACTGATGTTAGCCATTGCGTCAAAAAAGTTCATTATTCTATATCCTCATATTCTGCATCAATGGCATCGTCATCACCGCCAATAATCGTTGTGTCTCCTGACACACCAGTGATGTTAATTTGTATGGCATTCTTGCCACTTCCTTTAACTATGTCCTTCTCAAACGCTGCTGTCGGCAGGACACGATCCATAACTAGTTTCCACGCTGCTGCTTGATGTTTATGCTCATCATCTAATGCTGCATCAAATATCTTATCTAAAACCTTCCTACTCTTAGGACTGTTCAGCATACGTGCTTTATATTCGTTGATGATAGCAGCATCCCCTTTAGGACGCCCTACTGCTCCACGACTACCTTTCTTCTTAGACGCTACTGCCTGTTTAGGTGGACGTCCTCGCCTTCTTTTAGGCTGACTAGGAACGTCATGACTATCATCATTTGTTGTTTCTTCTGTCATGTTCTTTACCTACTAAATAGAGAACTAATTAATTAACTATGTAGCCGTGACAGAAGGGATACGAGATAAAGAATATAAGATGTGATATATGATGCGATCTTGCCGTTCTTCCGTCCGTCCTACATAGTAACTGATCCTACCACATTTTTACTAAAAAGTCAAGTACTTTTTAGCATTAATTCCATAGTTTCTTACTTACACTCCCCTGTCCTTAATAGAGGGTAACTATGGCGGGTCTAGGTAAGCTCCTTGTCTCCGCAGTCTGCTTTGTATTTCAAAGACTTAGCTGTCATTCAGCACATCTTCTAAGCCTAATGAGAATCATTCTTATTTAGTTCTATTTTACTACTTTTTTGTGTCTGAGAGGGAGCTATTACGTAAGCTAATCGGTGCTACCCTCCCCCGCCCCTATAACGATATGGCATAGTTCTGAGCAGAAACCAAACAAATAGTTATATAGAAACTTGACAAGTAAGTGTCTAAGAAGCAGCCTATATATAACTTAAAAGCATATCACCCCAGATACCCACCCATGTATTTTTCTATATAGCCGCTAGGAATAAGCATATAACAAAACAATCTATCCAGTTTAGTCTGAACTAAAACATAGGCTAAGGAATCCGCTATAATGCACTTGCGTTGGGGGCAATCCCGTCTCTACGCCCCAGACTGAAATAGAATTTTTAGTCTGAACTAAAACGACATCTTAGGAGATACCAACATGTCAAAGAAAGCAGAACAGGCGCACGTTAAAGCGTTCCTATCATCAGAACTTAACCTTTACCTAAAAGCCGATGTGGACGCTCTAAGCGCGACACAGGGCCAAGTGGACAACATTGTGGCACTGGCTAACGATCCATTACTGGATGCTGAACAGGCCAAGCTCTACATCAGCACCTTCGAGAACAGGGTTGTAAAGGCTCGACTGCTATCAGAGGCAAGCCTTAACACAGCCAAGTCTCAGCGTAAATTCATCCTTCACTTTGCACTGGGCATCACGAAGTTACAGAAGGCTAACCCAGACAAGTGGACACCAGAGGCGAGCAAGAAAGTTATGGCGGACCTAGCCAAGAAAGTCGGGTCGCTGTCACGCTTCTACTGCGAGTTGAGAAAGTCGGCAAAGGCGGAGGATAACAAGCCAGAACCAACCGACGGTGACAAGCTGACCAAGGCGCTAGAGGTATTCAAGGAAGCCGGACACAGTAAGTCGGAAGTCCTAGCACTAGTCGATAAGCTGTTCGCATAATCCAACTGGGGGCCGAAAGGCTCCCTATATTTTCTCGATCTTGGAGAATCGTACTCGGGTTTTAATGGCAAATGAGAATCGAAGTCATTTTGATAATCATTCTCATCTGTATAAAAAATTTATTTGACTTTCTGGGGCAAGGCTGTTCCCTCCCCTCTTCTGTCAAAATAAAAAAATAAAATGAGCGTTCTACCGGCTGAGTGGTGCTCCGAGTGGTGCTCAATTTAGTCTGAACTAAAAAAGGTAAAAGATTATGCAAGAATATATTTACATTGTTCGTGAACAACAAACGCAATACACGTCACACTACTGGACATTTGAGAAAGCAAAGGAGCGAGCACAGCAGAAGTTTGATAATTGGCGTACCGATCCTGAGTGGTCAGATATTACTGTCGGTCGCAGTGGCTACTGGAAAGGACTGATCGATGGTGAGTTCGAATTGGTCTGGGTTGAATCAGCTAACATATACTAGGGGGTGTGCAATGTTTAATTCCGTACCGTATGCACTAACTGTAATACTTGGGTTTGTCCTGTTGGCTTCTGCATTGGAGGGTTTGTTATGAGTGCAGGTAAATGTGATTGGTGTACAGGTCCGATTGTCAAGGATGACTGTTGGCCTGTAATGAATGGATGGAAACAGATTGGTGTTGCGTGTTGTCCTGAGTGTCAGGGTGAACTGGAACTGGCTGAGCGTGACCGTATTGAATATGAATATGAGTGTGGTGTTGGGCCATACTGGGAGGATTTCCAATGAAACAGAAGCGAATCGAACAAACCCATGCTGTGCTGACGGCTAACTGCAATGCTCTTCAGGCGATGGCGCATGACATTGAAGATCGCATTGATATGAGTGAGCTACCTGCGTATCCTGCATCAGTGCTCGCTGACAAGCTGATCACTTGCATGCGTGATATGGAACAGCTTCAACGTGACTTCAAACTAGCAATTGAGCAGGGGGACTTGTTATGAGAGATTTAAATGTAATTGCTGCTGAGATTCGTGGTAACTGGACTAAGCCATACTTCGGTGCGTTGCCGTACCTTGAAGCTATGTATGAATTGCGTAGCATTAACGATAAGTTCTATCTGGACAGTGCTGAGTCAGTGGTGCGCTACTTCTTAGCCAATGCCGGTACATGGCGTGGTGACACTGCACGCCGCATTAAAGCTGAGTTGAAGGAGATGCTGAAATGAGTAATGTAATTGCAACAGATCGTGTGCCTGCAAAGGTGCACATCTCTGTCATGTCCGGCAAGCTGAAAGGGATCAGTGCTATCAACACTAACACTGTCACCAATCCGTTCTGTCAGAAGATGTATGAAATGGATGACGATAACATCATATGTACGCACTGCTATAGTCAGGACATGCTAACGGGTAGTCGTAAGAATTGTCAACCATCGTTCCAACGTAACAGTGACCTGCTGTCCAGTCGTGCTCTGTGGTCCGATGAGATTCCTATCCTCAATGAGAGGTGGTTCAGGTATGACGGGCATGGTGAGCTGATCAATGTTCAACATCTACACAATCTAGTGTTGATTGCTGAGAAGAACCATTGGTGTAACTTCGGGCTGTGGACTAAGCGTAAAGATATTGTCAATGAGTATCGCAAGCATGTTGGTGCTATCCCGAAGAACATCATATTGATATTCAGTAATCCACGGCTTGATCGTATGATGCACAAACCACCTGAAGGTTTTGATAAGGTGTTCAACAACGTACCCAAAGACTATGACGGTGACGCCAACTGCACAGGGCAGAAGTGTATAGACTGTCGCCTATGTTATGAGCACAACGACACGTCAGTGATTGTTGAGCATGTTAAGAAGAGGAGTTGATTATGCAACTAGATGATTGGGATATTGACTTTGGTGCAGGTAAGGGCACTGCTGACTTCACATGGGATGATGACAAGTTCATGGTCCGTGTGTACTTTCAGCTAGACTTCGATGTGCACTGCGAATGGACTTACTTCGGTGGTCGTGACATAGAGCAGTGTACGCCAGTAGCTATACTGCACGACTACACAGCAATCCGAATGCGTGACACTAACGCAGGATGGGAGGAGTACGAGAGCGATGAGCTGTCACGTGAAGATGAAGAAGAACTGCAATATTTGATTGATGATGAGTACACGAAGTACCTTAACGATCAAGTGCTAGACATGAACTACGATATTTAATTTGAGGAATACTAAAATGACTAAACTAACTACACAACTAAACGAACTTAAAACTCTTAAAGCAACTTTCCCACGTGGAACTGATGGGCGTGTGCAGTACACAAACGAATTCCGCCAACGTGTCGTGGAATTAGTCGAGAGTAAATCGATGGGTGTTACACAATCGCACATCCTGAAGGAGCTGTCACTGGGTCAGGTTATGTTCTGTAAGTGGAGACGTAACTTCAAACAGCATGGCTATGCTGCGAAGGTGGCTGTGTCAGCGTCACGTAAACAACACACTGGTGTAGTGGGAACACTGAAAGCAAAACGTGCTGAGTTGATGAGTGAGATTGATAAGATTGATCAGGCCATTCAGCTACTAGAAGAATTGGGGGTGTAACATGACTACTAAATATACATACGAAGAGATGTGCGACTACTTGTTCAAATGGCACGCACCTAACTTTAACTTTGAGCGTGGTGGTGAAGAGTTGCTAGAGATTGCTCTTCAGCAGAAGTACATTAAGCGTAAGTATGAAGGCGAAGAGCCATACTACGTATTGAATGAGGATTATTAAGATGAGAGTGTTCGTATACTTCAACTTACACAAGAAGGTGTGGTCAGTGAAGGCACTGGAAGGTGACGAGAAGGGCCGTGTAATCGCTCACAGAGACGTTCTCACATTGGTTAACCCTACCCCAAAGGTTAGCGAGAAAGGCCGTCAGAGAGTCTTACAGGAGCGCAGGAAGAATGTGCATGCAGGTGTCGTGG